AATAATTGGAAGAGCATTGACGAGATACGAGAGAAAGTAGAGTCGTTGAAGCACAAACTACCCGAGGCAAAGTATATTGATACCTATAAAGAGTATATCCAATTGATGCGGTATTTGTGTTTGCTTTTCCATACACACCTACCCCTAAGGAATGACTTGGCCGACGCACGGTTGATGGAGGAAATGCCTGATGACAAGGATGTTGACGGCAATAGTAACTACATCATCATCAATCGGCGGACGCTCAAGGGACAATTACATTTATTGGCCTACAAAACACGCAAGGACTATGGTGCCAAGATTTTGGACATTCCAACTGATGTTGTTCGAGAGATTGTAAAATACTGGGGTGTTATTAAGCATTTCAGTTATGATAAAGAGGCTTGGTTTATAACGAAAGACGGCGTCTCCGCGCCAATCTCTCGGGTGTCTTATACGAAGATGTTGAACTCCGCCTTTGCCGCTGATGGCGTTAAGGTGTCATCGACCCAGATTCGTCGGGCGGTTGTCACCGACCTATATGCTCCTGACCCCGAAGAATACAAAAAAAAGCAAGACCTCGCTAATGTCATGGGACATTCAAGTGCCACGGCTGCGTTGGTTTATGCCAAGGTGGTCCCAAAAGACAAGAAGAAGTAGAATGTTTAGGAATAATATTTTTAATCTTTTGATTATATATAAAAGATTAAATGCCGATTAGTGAATCCGATAAGAAAGTTCTGCTGGAACGCCTCGAGAAGGCTCGTATTGCGAAACAAGCAAAAGCAGCCGAGAAGAAGGGTGCCACCGAGAAGAAGGCACTCGCACCCGTTCCAGCACCCGCGCCCGCGTCCGTGCCCGAACCCACACCCGAGCCCGTCGAGGAGAAGCCGCCCGCAAGCGAACCTATTGATATCCCCCCCGTCCCTGACCTTGTTAAGGCATCAAAGAAACCTGCCAAGAAGGTCTCATTACCCGATAGCGATAGCGAGGAAGAGGCTGTTATGCCTAAAAAGAAGAAGACCACGAAAAAGGATATGCCATATATGAAAATCAAACTCTATAAAGAACCCTCTAACCCAGAGGCTTTTCAGCAACTGCTTGAGGCGGTAAACGACCAAGGTGAGTATGACGACGAGGACAGTGTCAGCACACCAGAACCCCCAAAGGTTTATAGCAAGGGTCCTCGCGTCGTCCAACGTGTCAGTGCAGCACCAGCACGAGGCACACCTGCCAGCAAATCTATAACCGCGGAAGACATCAAAGCCGCCGAGTTGCGTAGGCTGGCTTTAGAAATCTTTGGATAGTATATATAAGATGGAAATCCCCGATGCCCCCGACTATTCGATTGTCTCGCCTTACGCAAGAAAGACTGCTCAATACGAACTGTTCGAAAAATACCGAGAGCATATCATCCCGTGGTTTAAAGCAATCTACGCACTTGGTAGGCACAGTAAGCGACCATGGGAATGTGCTACATGCCAGACAAGAGTAGGCACCAGCACCCAGACAGCCATATTACAGCATCTCTCGACGATGAAGCATCTTAGGGCGGCGGGTGTGTTACAAGATGAGAAAGACAAGCGACACAGGGTCGGCCGCAAGGAGGCGGCTGACACATGAGTATGCTAAGTAGCAAGCGTAGTAGCCTATGTAGCCAGCAGTGCGTAATATGAAATAAGGAACCATTATTATATTTACTGGATATAATAATGAAAATACCGACGACCCGGTTCGAACGAGTGACCTCGGGGTTATGAGCCCCGCGCGCTTCCTCTGCGCCACATCGGTGTGTTTTGCTGCGTTAAACATTTTATAATGGGTGGAGGATGGAGGGCGCAACTGTTCCCTCCACATTACCTAAAGATAATAATTTCAGCATTTGCGGAGTTTGATATACTTTATGATTTCTTCTAAAAAGGCTTTCTCAAACTTCAAATTGGCGGCTTCGTCCTTATACATCTTCTGGCTTTTGCTAAACTCATTACTTATCACGCTATCCTCGCTTATATACTTTTGTTCGTAGGTTGTCGCATTCGCTATTTGCCTTCGCAAATCCGCTATAATCGCCTTAAATGCCTTTAAGTTCTTCTTGACACGGTCATGCTTGGTTTGGACGGTGCGGATATATGTCTGGAGAACACGTTCCTGTGCTTCTATGTCATCTCGTAGTTTCTTGGCGAACTGTTCTACCTTTTTAGACGCTATAGGTGTCGTCATCGCTGCGGACGATGCTTGGGTTAAGTGTCGGTAGGTCTGGATAGACTGGTTGTGCGACTGATTGTATGACGGGGCTACTGGGAGGGGCGACTGGGTCTGCGGGGGCTGGGACTGGGGATGACTGGAGTTCCGCACCATTGGCAGGCTGTTCGTGTTTGGGAGGGCAGAACCAGCGACTAATAACAGCAAGAGCATATAACATTTCATTCTATAATGATAGGTTATATTATTTAATTAACGGCAACCGAAAGTAATCTTGGGCGGGACTGCGGTGATACTTACATTCGGGTTAGGACAAACAGTCTTAACAAGACCAGTAAGCACGGGTTTCACGGGTTTCAAAGATACGCGACGCATGGTTATATAATGGCTAAATATATTATTTTATCCACGCCCACCACGGCGTCTTCGCCTTCCCATACATCTCATGATATATATCCCGAAGGTGTGCTGGGCAGTCGGGCTCATTAACCTGCTCGGTCATCCACTCCTCAAGCGGGGTCATTTTATATAGTAAGTCGGTATTTTTTAAATATGTTATTTATGGCTCGTTGCTGGTTCATCGTAAAAAAACCAGTCCGGGCATAACTGTCCCTTATCCCTATCACCGTGTTGCTATTAAAGGTATAGGGATGGCGGTCATCGTATATCCAATCGAGGATGGCGGATAGTTGGCGGTCGGTAGTCATTGTCGGGTTTCCTAAAGTATATATAGAATAAAATCCCGAGGTTTGGACGCGGATGGATTACATAAACGCATTATACTTTGTATTAAACCCGTTATATATCCATTCGCCTCTTTTAATTGATATTGTGCCATTACACGCCATTCGCCCGTCTCCTTTCTCCCCCCACATAAAGAATGTCTTATATTCCTTTTTGGTTTTTACAAACTTGTAGTTATTCTTCCTGAAACAAACTTCATATAGTTCTGGTCTGTCGTCTTTCGCCCAATAATGAACTGAGACTCTATAAGTCCATCCGTCCCGTTCTTCTTCGATATATAAATTACTGTGTCCTGAAACCATCCCATCCTGTTTCAATTGGTCCCAATTTATTTTATGAGCGAACCCGGTCTCATATAAATCAACAAAATCATTAGCCCACGATTTCACCATAGTGTTATACTATACAATAATGATATATAATACATTCCAATCATTCTAAATCAATTTTATTCTATATGGTAAGTATGGTAAGTATGGTAAGTATGCTGGGAAGTTTTTTTTCATTCCCAAGTTTTATATACAATACCTTCCAACCATACTTACCATACTTACCCACCTGAAAACATACTTACCTCATACTTACCTTCAGTCTTCCTGACTGGTTGTCGTCTCCATATTTTCAAAATCAATATCTACAAAACAACCAGTAAGCAATTTACCTTTTATCTTCTTCTGCTTCTTTGGGTTGTAAGCAAATCCACGCTTCAATAAAGCGTCGCTGAACTCATCCCACTTATACACACCGTCCTGTCCCGTCGTAGCCCATGCTGTCTCAAACTGACTCTTGTGAATACACTTACCGGACGATGTAGTGATATGATTGGTTATAAACTCGTGGTATTTATCATTCTTTGCGATTGCCTGTTGTTTTAGTTCATCGTATTCTGCTGGTGTAGCAAGTCCGTGCTTGTAATAAAGAGCGGCACCATCGAACAGACAGGACAGAAAGGCAAATATTCCATTCTCACTTTCCAGAAACTTCGGGACTTCTGGGTCTTTGAGAAAGTCATAATCATTGCGTTTCGTTTCTATCTTATCAAATTCTTGGCGGTCATAAAACTTTGATTTGAACTCTATGTATCTGTATCGCCGAGCAATGCCTTCATCCGTAGCAAACTTCGGTTCGCTATTTCCAACAAAGAACAGTTTGGCGTCTATTTTGATACTTTCTTCTGTTCCATATAACACCTTATTTTGGATTTGACTGCCATCGCAAATGTCTTTCAACAATTCAATATTTATCTTACGCTTACCAATCTCGTTAAACCACGCAATTCTCGCGCCTATGATGTGTTTGATGTTCTTATGGAAGTCCTTGTTTCCATCGGCAAATGTCTCTGGGTTCATCTTTCGGACATAGCACGGAAGCATTTTGGTTAAAATCTCTAACGGCGTAGATTTACCATTGGAAGCGGTGCGACCGATGAGGAAGAACGCAACTTGTTCGGCAGTCGCGTTTCCAGTAAGTGCATAACCTAGCGCCTTTACATAATACTCATATCGCCATTCCTCATTGGAGCATATCTTCATAATGATATTCTTGGCACGTTCCTTGTCGGTGGATGTAGCCTCGCGATATTTGTATGGCAACTTAAATGACAACATATCATCATAACGAAGACCCTTGCGGAATTGTTGCGTTTTCATATTGTAAATACCATCGGCAAATACGAGACAATCCTTATGATTATCTAATTGGCTTGTAAAATCTTTTTCATTAATAAGGTGCTGGAAATGCTTCTTCATTTGCGAACTCGTAGAGGACTTGTCAAACTCATTAAGAGCAGCGATAAACTGATTTCTATACTTCATATCGTCACTACTAATCTCATCGCCAACTGCTGCTTCCGCGAGTTTCTTGGATATTTTCGCGATATTCCAATTCAAATACTTATTAAGTATTTTGATAAAGAGATGGGTGGGGTCTTTGCTGACATTCCAAAGGCATTCAACTGTATCATAACAATACCATCGGTCATTACAATAACGGACATATTTACGAACCTCTGGCGTGATATGTTCGCATACACCGAGAACACCATGAGTTAATAAACTACTTGGCATAAACAAATTCAGTCGTTCAGGTGTTTCATTAGTAGCGGTGACTATCTCCGCCGCGAGAATCTGGCGACTTACCTCGCGCACCTCTGGCGTGATGGCCGACGCTTCACGTTCGGGAAAACGCATGTCTTCTGGAAACTTCGCGTCATCGTATTTCGCTATCCAATCATCAACCTTTGCCTCATCGTAGCAATCAGGTGCCTTGCGACTGAACTCGTGGATAATGTCGCGCAACTCTGCGTCATTTTTCGTGTCGCCGTATTTGCGGATAAGCATACAGCAATAAGAAGCCCACGACTGGAACAACACCGCTTTCTCGTCGGGGATGGATGCGATGAATGCGGATGCGTTGCCAGTAGAGAGACCGAAGCGTGGTTTCGGTGACGACGATGGTGTGGTCTTGCGAGACATAAGCGTCATAATGGTTTCATTGCTGGTATTTGCTGATACCATAGGGAAGTCCTTACATCTAACGGATATTTTAGAACGGTCAATACTACCGATTTCAATTTGCGAAATCTCCGTGCCTTCCACTCGAAACCCATGCGTTATTTCGTATGCCTTGTTTCCGGGCTTGCGTGAGCCAAGGAGTTGCCAGTTAGTTCCGCCGTTGGTAATGCCTTCGTCTAAAACACCATCCCATGAGTTAATGAGGGGTAGATGCTCCAGTGTCTGTGGCATCAAATCCAACATAATGGCACGGAGAGCCTTCTGGATGATGCGCGGGACACGCACGGAGAAGAAGATATGAATACCATCCTTTGTCTTGTCGTCCAGCATATTAACTGCCGACTTATGCGATACGAATATGTCGTAGGTAGGCACAGAACCCGCGACCATCTCGGCAAGATGTTCCGCATATAACGCTACGATGTTTTCAATATCTTCTTCGGTATGCTGACGGTCTTCAATCTCGGGGGCGTAGTGAAAATCCAAATCCACGACCAGCGGGCCATCGGCGTATTGTTTTTCGGTGAGGTATTCCTGTTTTCCAGACTGGAGATGCTTTGAGTAAAGTTGCCAGAATTCGGGATAGTCTTCGTCGGGTATGTTATACACACCACCATACACCCCGAGGGATTTGTCACCTATTCTGGTGTGGGTGTAAGCATCGCCGAGGGCGGGTTTGCGAGCGGTCAAAAAGTCGGCGAGGGAGGACATCGTTGTTGTTCTTGTATATATAGAATAAAGATATTTATTTAAATCAATTTATTCTATATTCTCCTAAATATTGGGATTTCAAAAAAAAGAAGTCCAAATATTCCAATTCGTTAGTCGGCGGCGGCGGCCTTCTCCGCTTGTTTCTTGTAGTAGTGGGCGAGGGCACGGTCTCTTACCTTCTGCCTGAACTCGGGGTCATTTGCGTATTTGCGTTGCTTATAAAAGTTGTCATATACCCGCCACTTCTCCTGTCGGGTGAGTTTTGGTAGTTCTTCGGTCGTTGTTGCTTCCATGGATGTTTTTCCTAAAGTATATAGAGAAAAACATTTATATCAATTTTTTATTCAAATCCTAACCCTCACCACAACAACGCCCTCGCCAGATTATTCGCAGACCATTTATCGTCACGCCATTCGCCCTTAATTGCCCCACTGCGTGCCAAATAACTCTGCCTTTTCGCCTCGTCGGCATGTTTCGTAAAATCGGCCATCCTCGAACCGAAATGAACCTGCTTACCGTCTGGTTTAAGAACCTTGTATTTCTTGTCTTTTTTTTCGCTGACAAACAGTTTTGCGTTATCTTTGCCACGGTATCTCTCGAACTTCCGTCGCACCTCGGCTGGGTCGCTTATCTTTACAAGCGTTTCTAAAATCATTTTATATATGGTATATAAAATAATCATAAGTCTAAAGTTCTTTAATGCTGATACGACGCGTATGATATGATGTCTTTGATGCGGTCCTCCGCTGATGGCACTATGTATTCACGCTTGACGGAAAAGGTAAAGGAAATCTCGGCCTGATTTATGAACTTAATTTGATTGCCCTTATTATCCGTTAGGTAAATACGCATCTCATCCCAGTTATTGATAATTTCCTGCTCGTATAATTCGGGCGACAGTGGCTCAAATTGGAATGTGGAACCCATATCCACATTCACGCTGAAAGTAAAGAGAATATCGGTGTTTGTAAGGGGGCGTGACGCAGCGTTGGTATTCCATGCCCCAGATGGGAGATATCCCCTTTTTGTGAAAAAGCGACCAGCACAATTTGAATGAACCTGTATCATCTGGACGGTCTTGGTATCCACGACCTTGGGCGTTTGGAGACCAGCCACACGGTTAGCGTATGGCAATATGAACCCGCCGAGAACGAATGTGGCAGCGACTGCTCCAGACTGCTGGATATTGGCGGATGACATTCCTAAAACGCGACTGCTATCAATAGACTCGCCGTTATTGGTATAGACTGAATAGAAATGGAGGGCGGGTGTTCCAGTGGGGGCATTTGTAGCATATGCAATCGTAAGACGGCCATTACCGTCCATAGCCGTTCCAGTCCAGACAATCGGGGTCCCACCTCCCGCCGACCACCAACGGATTGTAGAAGCATTGAGTGCCGAGAGAATGGCGGTGCCGAGTTCTGCGGCATTATACATGCCCTCTGCTATAGTGACTGTAGGAAAGGTTGCCTCGTTATAATTAACATCAGTAACATCCGAACTCTCCCGGACATTCGCTATCCCCCCGATAGTTGAAGAGAGCGATTTTCCATCACTCGAGAGAATGCGAAACTTGTTATTCTTAAAGTTAGGTGATACGTTGAAATAATAGAGGTCGCCGAAAAAAGCGATGGGTGTAATCGTAGTCACAGTGTTATCCTTCGCACTACTGACATTCGTCAGGTTCACGTTATTAAATGAAATCCGCATATCGCCTGGGTTGAAATTGACGGATTGGCTATCATTTGAGTCCTCGCTTGTAACGGAGACAAAGTGCTTTGTAGATTTAACTACCGAGAGATTGGGGTCTTTATTTGGGTTACGTAGCATTTAGTCGTTATATAAATAACAACTATAAAAAAAATATCTTTCTAAATGTATATAACAATATGTCGGGACGACCAAATAATGCGGGTATCTATAACTACGACAATCTAAATGCCCAGAATCTGTATATCAAAGGTAAGCGGTTCGAGGACTACATAACTGAACTGGTATTTGAAGACCAGTTCGAGCAGGCTGAACTCGACGAACTGCGACTCCTACTCCAGTATCTCAATACGTCAGGTCTCTCAAGCGAGTGGATTGTAGATAACAACAATAAGAACCAAGACCTCAAGACGCTCATAACCGCCATACAAACCAAACTCGCGAACATTGATTCTACCGCCCTAACCCAGTCATCCGTTCTCACCGATGACAATCGTAATAGTGTCCTTAAAACCAGAATAGATGGCAACGATGGGAGCATATCTACGATTAGCGATAAAGTCCGGTTTATAAACCAGAGTTCGGTCGGCAGCAATTCAGCAGACCCTAAAACCGCCAACACATTTTCACTAAACGTCAACACCAACCCCACAGGTATTCATAAAGGCGACCTAAGAATGGAAGCAGGGTTCAACCTTATTCATATGAAGAACAACTCGCAAACGCTACAGGATCTTAATTACAATGATAACAAAATGGATATATTCAGTCCAAATGGTATGATTACCACCTACGCACATTTAAATAGAATACAAGCACAGAACAAAATAGAAATAGGCGATATTGGAATTAATAACTCAGGAGAAATCAACATTGGTGGCAAGGCTGCTCAAGTGAATATAGGTTCAAAAGATACGCCAGATGCATTACCAGCAAATAACACGATAATCAAAATCGGGACACGGGGAACTTTTCGCAACACAGAGACATATTTACAAGGCAATATATACACCGACGAGGCGAGGTTAGAAGACCTTGACGTAACAGATGTGGTTAGTGGTTGGAATGTAGCCGCATGGGCGTCAGGTTTCGTATTAACAGGTATTCCCTACTGGATTGCCTTTATTATACTGCCCGGAAGCCCCTCATATCGTTACGCAGACATTGTTAAGATGGCGAATAATTACTTAACTGGGGGGTTAACCAAAAACCATAGCATAGAAACCAGCAACGACCTCGCAATAAAAAACTTATCAGTTGTAAATCTTGATGTTGTTTCCATCAGCACTCCATTTGACGGTCTTCTAAATCGCAGAATTTTTCAAGCGTTCGGTGTTCACGGTTCGCATTCTATGGGTATCATCAGGGGTGGTATAGACCTGTATGTTGGTGATGGTGAATTGAACCTCCGTAATGACGGTGGAATTTTTGACTATGTTTTCAAAAACGCCGGAAATGCCAACGGTCTCTCGTTGAAGAACTTGGATGTTGAACTCATCCAGTGCAACGGAAGCAGTAATGATGGCAAACTGACCCTCGGGGCTTGTAATGGTAATATTGATTTAATCACGGGTTCAAATGGCATCCGCGCCAATGCGACCAAAGTAATGGAAATCAAAAGCAACAAACAGGTTCTCATCGGGAACAACTCGGCGATGGTGGATAATACATATAAAGTATTGGTTGATGCGACAAGCCACACGAACGGCATCAAAGTCGCCAAAAACGGCGATGCGTTGCTATTGAACCCGACCAATGTCTCCTCCAAGTCATTAACGCTTCAGGATACCTACATAGGAACAACCACGAAAACTCTATACACGAATGCGAATAGCGACCTGATGTGGGACGGACAACCCGTCGCAGTCGGTAGCATCGCAGCCTCGGGTGGTGGTTTAACCTATGTCATATCCGCACCTTCTAGTACAACAATTACAACGCCTAATTTTACACCAACAAGTTTAACGATGAGTTCAACCTATACCACCGCAACATTAAAAACCGCAACACTTTCAGCGTATAATGTAAATACCAATTATCAAATTGTGTCTATTCTTGGAGCAATCCCAAAGGCAGCCAACCCAATCTTATCAGGCACATACGAACTCAACCAATTTGTGAATTATTCAGCAAATGTTTCTGGTTCATTATACGCCAAATTATATTTTACAGGTCTCCCCTTGAATAATGTCCTAATAAATAAGACATACACCAGCCCAGCAGGTTCAGGCAATACATTAAATCTAACAACCCCTGAAATCAAAGTCCCCGCCAATGATGTATCTATTACAATATCTAATGTTACATTTCCAAGTGTATCTATTGGTGGACCAGATTTTACCTTTACAATACTTACTTTAACTCTTGTAGACAACCAAAATAATATTCTACATACATTCCTAACACAAAGCGGCTCAACTAACACAACCTTTGACCGAGTATTTACACGTCCGGAAGGTCCTATTACTATAACGGATACAACCAATATTACAGGATTGAGATTTAATTTACAAAGTAGTAATGCCAATTGTGTTCTAAACCAAACAGCGGCACAAGACGCAATAAACGCAAGATATATTTTAGAAGGTTCAATTCGTATGCTATTATATGACGGCACGACCAACCCATCAACATTAACACCCAACGCCGTAGCACTTTATCCTTTATCAATACCACTTCCCACCGCGCCGTTCGTGATAACCGATTATCAAAATCCAAATATAACATTAGAACAATGGTTTATTCAACCAACAGGTTCAACAACCAATCATAGCGTTTCATTACGATTCAACGATGGGGCGTTGTCGCATCTCCATACATCAATCGCAAGTATATCAGCCACTCCAACCTTATCAACAGTTATGACAGCGGGGAATAGCGTCGGCAATACTGATTTAAACATGAACGGGCAAGATATTACCAATGCTGATGTCATAACGGCAAACACAATCACACCGACAGCAATCACGGGCTGGAATGTGAAATCGCTGACAGCAGGTTCAGGAATTACAGCCACGAATAATGGAAGTGGCACTTGGACTATCACGAATACAGGTATTCCAGTCACCCCGACAATCGCGCAGGTTCTAACCGCGGGTTCCGCCGCCGGTAATCAAAACTTAACAGGTATTAATACATTGACTGCTACAACAATCACAGGTTGGAATGTCAAACAAATAACAGGTGGCACAGATATCGTCGTTAGTAGCGACCAATACGGAAATTATGTTATTTCATACGACCCAATGAGTCAGCAATACGAAGCGTCAAGCGACGATTATACTATCACCGCCGCCGCTACAAATACCGCACGAAAGCCGTCGTGGTATGGTAATACATGGTCAAACGACCCCACAATGACAATCGCGAATACCTGTGCGGATATTTTTATGTCAAGCAATGGTAAGATAATCGCTGTCGTCCAAAGAGACAGCGGAGATGCGGTAGTAAGACCAATTATATACTCTAACAATTTCTCCTTATTTTATAATACTGGTAATACCAGTAAAAACTGGGTTTCAATCGCTGGGACTACAACGGGTGATGCTATATGGGCGATTCAAGGGCGATTCGCCCCTAATACATCGCCTTATGCACGAGAAATATGGCGTTCAACCGACCAAGGAGCGACGTGGACGCAACGACCAAGCCCCCCCGATTTTACAAACGCCGACCCCCGCCGTATTCGTGTGTCAGCCGATGGTAAGTTTCAACTCATAAGCGACCCGAGAACAGGGTCTTTGGGTAAAATCTATAAATCCAGCGACTACGGAAACACATGGGTAAGCCAAAATCTAACAAGTCTAAGATCAACAGCATTCGCTCTCGCAATATCAGCCACAGGACAGGTACAATATGTAGAAGTATCCGGAACAAGCGAGGGATTACACGCAAACAATAACAACGGCGGTGTTTATCGTTCAACTAACTACGGGGCTAATTGGGCTTATGTTCTTTCTACTGACGCTGTCGCCTATATTAATTGTGATGCTACTGGACGGATTGTTGCACTCACGACTGGCTTTGAGGTGATGACCTCTCGAGATTATGGAATGACGTGGAAAACAATTACGATGGCTGGAGCAGTTGCGGTGTCAGTCAGCCCCAACGGCAACATCATATGGGTTGGTTGTATCAATCAAACAAGCACAACACAATTATATTATAGTGATGATTATGGTCTATCTTTTACAGTAAGAAACCAAGTTCCAGGAAGTAGTTATGTCAGCACGAGTTATACCAGCATCGCAACAAATAATGACGGCACGATTGTAGCGGGTGGCGGGGCTGGGTATTTTAATGTTTGTAGGCAATTCCTTAATGAAGTGGTGGACTTAACACAAGGAACAGGTATTTCAATTTCTAGTGTTAGTCAGGGAACGTATACAATAGCATTATTAAGATCCCCAGCCTCAACCTTTTTTACAGAGATAACAGTCACCCCGAATACTAATTTAGCGTTTCCTACTACAATGGATTTATTTAAATACGATTACGAAATGGATTTCACATTCAACGATGTTCTTAATAGTAAGTGGTTCTTTTTGCGATTTAATCAGGATGTGGGGCTTGTTGCTTGGACGGAAACTCTCCTTTACAATCCTAACGGAACCAGTGGAACACCGGCAGTAGCAGTATATAATAGCAACCAAATCGGCGGTCAATATTCTTACTGGCTCAATGCTGGGTCAGTATCCAGTGGAACTATGACAGTGAAATCCACATATCGCATATCAGCCATTTCAGCCGAGCAATTTGTAGTATATCTTATGTCATCGCAACCAGCCGTTCTGCCAAGTGCAAATAGTGTCAGCGATATTTATTTAGTTTATGCGACTAAAATATTTTATAGGTATAGCACGAACAATGTTTCAAGATGGTCTCCGTCTCATATGACTATTCATTGTGGCGGAAGTGATTTTAGCAATGGTAGATGTTTAATGAGACAAGTAACCAAATCAAGTAGTTATTTGTAAAATACATTTGAAATATATAATATATGTATATCATATACAATGGCAGCGAATAGAGTGTTTCATACAACGCATGGGTGGGAGATTCATCTCTGGCCTATTCAAGTTGAAATAGGAGCAAAAGCATATATAAAGTGTATTCAAATGTCGTCTATGGGGATGTATCAAAAAGAATATATTTTAGAAGGCGACGAATATCAAGCGTGGGGTAGCGATGATGACTACATCAAAAACTATATATGTGGCAAGGAAACCTATTTAGGACAACCTGTCCCAAGTGTGGACGCATCGGGTAATCCAATTGTTTATCAACGACCCGAACCTGTCGTCGCGATACAAGACGACAACCGGAGCGTCCATAACGAGGCGGATATCCAGCGTATCCAAACGCTACAAGAGCAGTTGGACGAGCAGAAGAAGAAGTTGGAAACCATCATGGGGTTGTTGGTCAAGTCGGGGTCTATTTAGAACCTCATAAAAAAATAATATCCAGTTATATCATAACCCGCTATTATTTTCTAAAACGGAAGCCGCCGGAGTTTATGCTATTGGTTCGGGGGTGGCGGCGATGGCCGGGTCCCCCGCATCATCCTTACTTGTAGATTGGTTCTCGTCGTGGTGGCACAAACGACGACTTGCCAAACGTGTTCGTGGCCTCGTGTTGCTGAAGGGCATCACGTCACTGTGTTCCAAACTATCCACGCCCGACGTGGTCTATATCGATTGCGACTCGTTGCTCCAGACGCTCCAGATGCCGAAGGATGCCGAGGAGTTGGCCGCGCAACAGGCTGGTGTCAAGCACCCCGCCAACAACCCCATTGACGTCCTCCTCGCCCACGCCGTCATCAAAAACCATGTTATCAATATCACGAATGTATTCAAGGGCAAGATTGTCCTCGTCAGCAAGACCCTCGACCTGCTCTATGCTCTCCCCGTGAAGCGAGAGAATATCTATTTCGCCGCATTCTCCAAGGAGATGGAGACCAACATCGGCGTCATCTTCGCCAACGAGGCAGACCATCACCGTGCCGAAGTGGATAAGTTTCGCGTGATGCGAGAGATTGATGAGGAGCGGGTTTATGTCTGCGATAATATGAAAGATTTGTATGACAAGACTGCCGACAAGTTTGGTTCTAAGCGGACACAATTGTAATTTAACATTCTAATACAATATCAATCTACAAAAGTATTCTAATTTAACATTCTAATACAATATCAATCTAGAAAATATATGTGCGCTTTTTTGTGGTGTGATTTAAATCTACCGACTGAAATATTTTGTGATTGATTACCATCACAAAATAAAATGATGAACGGATTAAATAAATGAGACCATAATACCGTCAGGCAGTCTAAATCGCCCCCGAATTAAACCAAAATTACCAAAATCGGCATATTTAGATTAAATAATTAAACAAATAGTGCTTAAAGAGTTAATAAAACCGGTTTTATTAACTCTTTAGGTTCATTCTGTTTGATTTAATTAGGATGGTATTACCTAAATCGGTAAAATCAGTTTAATTCATCGGTTTCGCATCATCCTGACGGTATTATGGTCTCGTTTATTTTATTGTGTCATCAAAATATTATGTGATTGATTATCATCACAAAATAAAACCAGTTCGTAATTTATTTCTTACCACCACGCTTCGCGGATTTAGCCGCCTCATCCAACATTACAGCACCAGCCACATTGAACCCATCCTCGACATCAAAATACTGCTCCAACTTATCTGCTACATCTCCGCCATTTTCAAAAAACTCGGTGATAAATCTGGGACGACTATCAATCTTATCGGGGCGGACATAATTGAAACTCTTTGCCGCCTCTGTCACATTATACATGTAGTTTTGATACATACCGGTGTAATCGGTTATCGTGTTCGAATAGCCGAGACGGTCGGTAATCTGGGGCGGAACTCCATCAGGGTAGTAGGATAAGGTCTTGCGACCTTTCGCCTTCGCATCCTCTTGCGCCTTCAAAGCAAACGGGCTAAATAAATAATCTTTTGGCAGAGGCATCTTTTTATATTATATCGCAATATAAAAAAATAGTAGTATTATTGTCTTGAGTTCTTACTGTTCCACCGAGACGCTTGAGGTGGCAGGCGAGAAGACAAGGCATGCCGTGCAAAGATGTGCCACGAGCACGAAACCGTTTGCGGGTGTAAAGTTTTGCGAGTTGAAGACGATATCCATACCCGCACCATTGGTGCTCACACCCGTTAAGTGGCCGTCCTGATATCCGGCGCCGTTGAGAGAAAGACGCTGGTAGAACTGGAAATTTTTAGTCAGGGCGTTCAGTTTGCGGTAACCAATCGTGGCGTCATCGGTAACCGCAGACGCGTAGAGCAAAGCAGTTCCCTCACGAGAAGCACCGTGCCACGAGTCCATAGTGATTTCCAAAGCCTCGAGGGCGTGCTCGACCTGAGAACGAGGGTAAGAACTGGCGCCCACTTGAAGTTGACACTTGAGTTGGTCCGCATTCAAAAGATTACGACCAGAGTTGTGCTGGAATGCTGGGGCTGGGGTGCCGATAGCAACACCAGCAGGAGTATTGTATGCTTGGATTAATGGTGCAATTAACACCCCATCCAAACAGTTTGTGGTAACCGCAGTACGTACTGACCCGTTGTTGGCGATAATTTGAGTGCGGTAGTCCATAAACGGCAGTCTGATAGGCTGGTCGGTTTGGGACAAACGGGCACTCAAAAGGGAGATATACTGGGGAGGCACACTCTCAATGACCTGAACGCTGGCACGCATACCAGACACACGGTAAGAAATACCAGCGACAGAAGCCGAACCGTCTCCGGTTTGCCTGATTCGGAGAATTGAATTATCCGCCAATTCCACCTGACACGAAAGCTGGCCCCATAAAGATTGGTCTATAACTGTGTTCCGAGAACGAGGCAAACCCAAAAAGTCGTCCGCAACGAGGAAAGCGGAGCGACTGGTAGTGGTGGCCGACGTGGCGGCGGGGTGGATGGCACCGAGGTCAGTCTCGTCAGCGGGCAACACAAATTCTATAGCATTCTTGTTTGCACGGCTGTAGCACCACTCGGTGTTTCCCGTGGCGGCGACGAGGCAATTATACAGTTGATGTGCATGGGATGAAAGAGCACCAGACACAGCAGTGTTGCCGATATAAAAAATAATACGGCGGAAGAACTTCCAACTGGCCGGGATTGCGACCTGCGTGCCGTTAGCAGCGGTATTCATACCTTCGACGGTCGCAGTAAAATACAACTGGAGAGAAGCAAGGTCGATCAGATTTCGGCTCGGAAAATCGAACCTGAAACTGTCACCGGAACTACCAGAACCAGCATCACTTCCTAAAGGACGAATGTTGTTGATGCGCTGGACGCGACAAACAGATTGGCTTGCGCCATATCGGAGCTGGGGGGGTATGGCATTAAGGTCGGCGGAAACGGACATTTTGAATCGTGTTATAAACTATAGCAACAAAAAAATTACGAACTATCGTCGTTCGTGATTTTTCTAAATAAGCGTTAATATTTACTTCTTCATCATTGCCCTTTTGTCTTCCATCGGTTTATGCATCTCGCCAATTTTAAGGCCCTTAACAGTTCCAGCCATCTCGCCAATCTTCACCGACTTAGGTTCGTAGCCACCAATATTCTTCATTTTTCCTAAATAGTTGTGTTATAAATAATACTGATATTTTTATTCTTGGACGGTTTCTAACGTCGGGGCAGGAATCTCTTCCCCTTCTGGCGTGGTTAGAACATGAGGTTCCATCTTGATATCCTTCGGGTAGATTGCCCTAAATCTCTCGTCATCTACACTTATAAGTTCGGCGTTGTCGCCCTGTTTCGCCATACAATCATCCATTATGTTAATATATTCATCTCGCTTGTTGAAATACATCCACACGTTTAACTCGAGTTGATAGGTGTCGCTGTCGGGGTAAGCCGTCTTAAGTAGTTCCAACATGGCTTTTTCTTCGGGGGTCGTGCAATACATTTCGCCTAAACTATTTTATATACTATTGGAATATTTTATTTAAACCTCTGCGGCGGTCGGTAGTGGCAACTTGCCGACGACTTTCAATTTTCGTTTGGCTTTCGCGTTGGTTGGCAGTTCGGCTAAAGTAATACCAACTGATTGCGGTGCTTGGGCCGCCCCGCCTCCCGATGCCATCGCCCGAACAATGTCACCTTGCGATAATCCCTGACTGGTTGCCTGTTGATAAATCTCTCGGGCGCGGGATGACCCACCCGACCCCGCTGTGGCCACACTTGACACCGAACGAGCCTTCGGGGCCGCCGCCGAGGCCAGTTGTGCGAGACCGCCAATGGATTGGCTAAATGTTTGTTGTTGCGTGGGTGCTTGTGTCTTGGGGGGACGACCTCGTCGCTTCGGTTGTGCTTCTCCCCCCCCTGTCGCCACTGGTGCTTTGCCCCGCAATTTCTTACCCGCTGGAAGCGTCGCACTGGCTAGGTTCTGGCTGTGTTGTTGCTGTAAGAATTGCCCGAGGGCTTCTGTCGTTATAGCGGGAGCGACACTGGCAGATGACGATGCTATGGATTCTGTATCAAAATCAAATGAGGCGATTGATGGGGTGTTTCGTGAACCGGAGGACGGTGCTTGAGATGATGGAAGAGACTCAATATATTTCGGTGGTGCTTCAAAAGCCTTTTTCAGTTGCTCTAATCCTTGAATGCGGGCTTCAAATGCCTTTGTCGTTTTGCTTACTTCTTTTTTAATTTCCTCGGTTTGTTTCTCCAATGAAGCGGGTTGTGGTTGCTGTGGTTGCTGCAGTATAATCGTCTGGGGCTGTTGTCCTTGTGGTAAGATTGCCGATACTGGCGTCGCCCTTAATGGCTGGGCGCCAACCAGACGACGGGCTTTCTCCTGTGCTTGACGAGCTACGACGGCCTCCGCCACATTCGTGGCAAACGATTTATCGGCATCAGCCGTTTGGCTAAAACGGGATGGTGTTTGTTGGATTGTCGGGGCATTTGGTCCAGGCCCCCCGAGATACGATAGAAGGGCGCGAACCGCTTTAGGTAACTGACTGCCCGCCCCCTTCTTGACGGGGCGTCGTTTTCCTGCCTTTTTTTTGCGAACTACCATTTTAATATATATCTATATAATAGATACATAAAAATAATGGTGCTACAATTGAAAAAGATTTCTAAACACGTGAATAAACTCATCAAGTCTAAAAAGGGTTATGACTTCCCAAACTGGAACCTCACCAAAAACAATAATTTCTGGTTTAATATCACGATAGGCACGAGAGGCAGTGGGAAGACTAATGCAATTCTCTCGTTGCTTAAGATTGAAGCCGACGGAATGCTTACGGGAGAGAACCATGTTTATTGGATTTCTCCCACCCACGACCCCAAAGTAGAAGAGTTTGCCGAGAAGTATGGCGACAATATGACATTTTACGACGACCTTAACATTAAGACATTCAATGAGGTCATTGACACGATACGAGAGAAGACGACCGAGTGGAAACAAAAGAAGTATATATTTGACCTGTTTGAGAGATATTTGAAAGATGGCGAGACATCATTAGAAGCCCAAGAACTTGATATATTGATGAGTAGCGGGATGTTGGATGATGATATAGACCATAAGCAAATGATAGATGAGTTCGACCACCGCGCCCCTCCTCGCCATGCCATTATAATAGACGATTCAATGGGCTCTCCAATGATTTCATCATCACAATCCAAACAAGGTAAAGAGTTTATCCGCTGGGCCATTCGCCACCGTCACGATTTCACGTCGCTTTTTATTCTCGCACAGGCATATCGTGGCGTGTCATTACCCCTCAGAAGCAACGCCAACAGCATCATCCTATTTCGAACGCTGAACAGAGCAACGAGCAAATCTATTTTTGACGAGTTCAGTTCCGTGTTTGATGGTAAGACGCAGAATTACATTGAGACGCTCGATATGTTGGATAAACAGCCCGTAGGCAATTTCATGTTTATATACTACGATAACGATAAGTTTTTGAGATTGGGCTTTGATAGGAAGATTACATTCAAGGAAGAGATTAGCGACGACGACCGTCCAGAAAAAGAAATTACCGATTTAGGAAAATAATATTCTATTGTATATATATAAACGATGGCTACTAAATTGAGCGAGAAAACACTTACAACCTACAAATCCACGATTAACTCAATCCATAAGCGGATTGGTCTCGGGCCGGTCGCCCCCGTTGATTCCGCATCGTGGATAGAGAAGAATCTCTCGGCGATTATGAAACTGATTGATGAAACTGAGAGCAAACAGACGGCCAAAAACAGAGTCACGATTCTGAAAATATGGGGGGAGAGTTTCGGTATAAGTGAAAAGATTATCGGTATGTTGGATAAACGCATGTATGAACTCGTCGATGAGGTGAATGGTGCTTACCAAACCAATCAAATGAATGAAAAGGTGGCTAATAATTGGAAGAGCATTGACGAGATACGAGAGAAAGTAGAGTCGTTGAAGCACAAACTACCCGAGGCAAAGTATATTGATACCTATAAAGAGTATATC